ACGAGGCTTCAGAACACGTTCAGCAAAGTCGTCCAACTGCATCGTCAGTTCGGCGGTCGTGAAGTTCACGCCGATGTGCTTCTGGCTGGAGACAGTGAGCGTGGTGTATTGCTCGTTGTCGTCCTGAACCTGAAGGGCAGCGCCGTCCGTGACCAATGCGCGGTCAGGAAGACGGATGCGAAGGGTTGAGCCGATCTTAGCGCCTTCGACAGCGAAAGAATCGTCATACTGACGGTTTACAGTGCGCGTAAGGACAAGATTATTCTCAAGGATCTCAAGAGCCTTGCGAGTAATCATGTCAATTGTTAAAATTGAGTTTGACATGACTTAATTACCTACGGTTTTGCGCTTCCATCTTCTTGATCTGTCGCAACCTGTCGGCTTCAATCCATTGAGACGGCGTCATATCCTTGATAGCTCTAGGATCTGTCGTGTCATACCTTGGGCCTGAACTTGACCGAGTAGCTGAAACAGGAGCAAGCGGAGCTGGCGCAGTTGAAGTGCGTTTAGTCGGTGGATCAGCGGCCAATTTGGCTTCGATTCGCCCGATTTCTCTTGCTTGCAAGATCGGCGGTAACTTGGCTATTCGATGAGCTTCCTTTGGATTGGAACCAAGGTGATAAATCACTTCGGGGCCAATATCGGACGCCTGAATCACTTGAGCCATATAGTCCGTTACAGGAAGATTCGGGTTATATGCGACTTGTTCAAAGTCATCATACTTACTCCGAGCTTCTTCCTCTCGGTCTTGATACGCCTCAAGCACAGCCGCTTGTTGTCGCTCTGCTTCTTTACGCGCTAGAATCTGTTGAGCTTTTTGCTCGGCCAATGCTTCCGCATAGGCTTGCGCGTTCTCAAAATCATCTGGCGCGGGCGGGGTTGCAGACTGAGCCTGTAACTTCGCCTGAAGCTCGGCTAACTCTTGAGCTGCCTTAGCTGCATTAAGCTTCTCTTTGCGAAACCGCTTGTCGATCAGAGCGTCCAACTCTTTCTGAGTGAACATCTTTTCGGGCGGCTGTTCTTCCGGTTTATTTTCCTCAGTCGTTGGGGCCACCGTAGCTTCCAACTCTGGCGCGGTGCTTATCTCCGCTGTAGCGAGATCCTCGTCGCTCACGCGACCTCCTATCTTCCTAGCTATCCGGCTAGTCGGTTCAGTCAATTTACTCTTACGCTACTTAATCGTCAACTAAAGACCTAATAATGTTTTCAATTCATCCACGCTCAACCCCGCCGCCGCGAGTTTCTCTTGTGGCGTTAGTGGGGTCGGCGTAGGAGGCGGCGTATATGGGTTAGGCGTGTTGCCTTCTGCGAGCCAATCTTTATATTCGTCTTGATATGTGCCTTCAGCATCCACAAGAAATGAAATGCGAGAAATGCCGTCATCATCAATTTTAGCAACGACACAATTTGTGCTGTCAGTGAATTGATAACTCATAGTTCAGCACTCCAACCAAGATAGCTTGCCGAGGTATTTGACAGAAAAATAATGCCTTGATTTACCGTAGCGCTAGAAGCTACTGTCCAATTAATATCCCCCATTATCACACTTGCTGTTGATAAAGTTGGAACAGCAGAGCAAGTTATTGATCCAGCAGAACCTGCAATAATACGATAATCTGATCCAGTACCTGATTGCTCTAAAGACCCGGGAGGCGTCCTCATTGTTACAGGAAAGGGAATAACCGCTCTCCCTGTCGTTGTTGTCTGCGACACCCCAGAGCCATATGCTCCAATATTTGTCAGTGTGTCCGAACCTTTAATACGATAATAATACCTCTGACACTGCACCAACTGGTCTGAGTAAATCTGCCGCTCATACGGAGTGGCGACTGAGCCTGTCTCTAGTTGGACGCCGGTAAGGTTGAACGACCCTGTTGTAAGGCCGGTCCCAAGAGCAATAGTGACTTGTAGGCCATTCACGCAGCTTGTTGTCAGTGTGAACGTATTGCTGAAAGTTGTCCAAGTGGCGTTAGCAATACTTGGTAGTGTGTAAGTCGTCGCAGCCGATGTGGTAGACGTGTAATTGTCCAGCGCAGTCGGCGCAGCAAGCGCAATCGTTGCAGTCGTAACTGCCGAACCAGTGCTTTGATAAATACGGCCCGACACCGTAACCTGAACGCCGCTTGCCAAGTCCTGCGTGTTCACGCTCTCAATGCGCTGATACACAGCGACGTTGGTGACAGATGCCGCGCTGGCGACATTCAGACTATCAGCAAAGCCAGTCGGAATAACCGTGGTGCTTTGCGTAACCGTAACAGTCGCGCCCGTAGGCGTCACAAACCAACGGTCTAAAGTATATGCGCCAGCAGTCGTAGCTGCTACAGAACCGCGCTGATAGACGCCCATATCGCCATTTATTAATTTATTGCGCTTGAAGCTGCTGCCCATCGCCAACGTGCCGCCGACCGTCGCGTTGGCAGAGCCATCTAACGTAATGTTAGGGTTCGTGCTGGCAGCGTTCTGGATTGTATCGCATTTAAGTGTAGCGGCCATTGGTTACGTTCCAGACGTAGAAGCTAAAAGATAGTAAACAGTTCCATTAATGTTTACGGCTATCTTGTTTGTGTTTGTATTAGTCGTGGATGAAGTAACAGCGCCAAGGCCGGAAGCCCAACCAGTGCCATTGTATGTTTCAATCACACTAAGCGTCGAATTATAGCCCGTTTGCCCAGCATTAGGCGTGGCAGGACGTGTGCCTGTCGTCCATGTCGGGAACGTCTCGCCCTTTGTGCCGTCAAGAATGATGGGCATTATTTCAATTCCTCATCTGTAGGCTGTGGGTAATCTGGATGTGCCCACTTGGCGATATAATCGCCGCGTCCGTCGCTGTCATTTTGAAGGAGAATAGTCCCAGTATCTGGATAAAAGTCGGCGTTTGTCAGCAAAGGATATAAGCTAACAATTTTATCCGATAAATTATTCATGCCGCCCTCACTAAAACTGCTGAAAATGTATTTGCGGTAGACGTACCTGAATTAACAGCGCCGCCGCTGCTTTGATAAACGCGTGTATCTATATAATCCGTAGCAGCTAAGTACACTAAGCCACATACAGTCATGTATGTATTGGCAATATTTGCTGACATGTTACCGCGCAGATATTCACTATTGTTTCTGTAAATAGATATAACGCTATTGGTTCCTAACGGACTATTTGCAGTCATTCCTGAAGAAACGAGATAGTATCCTGCAACCGTCGCCGTAAACACACTTGTTGAAGGATCGTAATTGTTGTTTGTGTCGTAATTTTCAGTACCAAAAGTAATTTTTGTGAACGCATTATTTGACATTGATGTTGCAGCCGCAGGGACAGCTATAAAAGCAGGCCCATTACCGGCAACATTGCTCGCAAGCATCGTCTGCGTAACAGTCCCGGTGTCCGCAGATGTGATGATGTTGCCTGTCTTAGCGGGCAGCGTCAGCGTGTTCGTTCCGGCTGTGCCTACAGGCGTCAGCGTAATCTGACCAGATGTTGCGCCTTTGAGGACTAGATCGCCCATACTATACCACCGTCCATGTAGCGCCCGTCTCGACCGTGACCGTGACGCTATCGTTAATTGTTACAGGCCCGAACGTGCCCGCATTTTTCGTAGCGGCCAGCGTGTAGTTGTCCGTTACAGCTTGATCGTTCAAATAAAAGATTTGGTTTGTGCCACCGCCAGCCGCGCCGCCGCCGACACTACGCCAGTTCGAGCCATCGTAACCTTCAAAGTTCGATAGCGTCGTATTAAAGCGAATATAGCCTTGCGCGCCTGACGGGCGCTGCACTGTCGAGCCAACCGGCACTTGGATAGCGTCAGTAGCCGATATGGCAAGAGAAACGGCAGGCGTGTTGGTGTTCAGACCAATACGATAGTTCGTGTTGTCCCAGACAAGACGATTCGCGTTCTGGCTGTAGACGCCTGACGCGCCAGCAAAGACAAGAGATCCCGTCGTAAATACCGTCGCTGTGCCCGTGCCGCCGCTCGATACGCCTAATGGGTTGGTAAGCGTCGCACTCAACGCCGTAAGAGCGCGGCCTGCGGTGACATTCGCAACAGAGACTTTCTTAGTCGTGGTAGATTGGACTATTGGCAGAACTTCCGAGCCGTCGAGTGGGACTTCGGCGGCGGGAAGATTGGAAATCTTTATGTCGGCCATTTAATTAGTCCTAAAAAGACGAAACGCGGTCTTGAAACGCTTTTATCCGGCTTTCCAGCGCGACGCGATCAGCTTCTAATTTGCCGAGTTTATTAGCGACATCAGCTTCTCTACTAGCAACAGCCGCTTCTTTAGCGTCTACCGCTTTTTCAGCCGCTGCAAGCGCTGATTCACGAGCTTTAGCGGCTTTCTCAAAAGCAGCTTCATTAGCCACAAACAGCTTCTCGCGTGCGTCCAGATCAGCCTTTTTAGCCGAGGCTTCAGTGTTCTTCTTGTCTGCATCTGACAGGATCTGAGCTGCCTGCAACTTAGCGTTAGCCAGTTCTTCCTTGGCTTTCTCACGATCAGCGAGCGCTGCTTCGGCTGCGCTTAACGCACCCTGACGCTTCTCAAGCTCATCTTTAAGAGCCGCCATTTTAGCAAGATCTTGCGGGAGCTGTTTAGTAAAGTATTGAACGTAATCCATTGACGGCGCGTCGTTCGAAATATTCATGGAAGCCTCAGACGTAATAGCTAATGTTGAGTTTAGCGCTGGCTGTTTGCTCAATAAATTTGATCTTGCTCAGATCGCCGTCATATTGAAGCGTTACGCCAGCGGCCAATGGCATACCGACCGAGGCCGTAGGAGCTGTGCCATCATCACGCCAACGCACACCCTGAGTTTCAGGCGTAATAAGCGCAAAATTAGCTTTTACTGTTAGCCCTGTAGTAGGATCTGCCGTAGGGACAGTTAAACCAGAAGCAGAGCTTAAAGACGTGATTTGCTGATACCCCAAGCAAGAGGTAATAGCTTTTAGGGTAGTAGCCACTCACATTCTCCTTCGTTCAGTGAACGACCTAAGTTCTATGTAATACTGGTTTGTGCCAGTTTGTGCAACATATGTAATCGTAGCATCATTGCCAGTTATTGAATAGGCCCCATTTGCCGCCAGAACTTCATAGCCGTATGTTAATCCAATAGTTTGCCCTGTTACCGAATACGTCCCATAATCCGCGACTAAAACTTTACTTTTTAATAGGTTAGCCGCTTGCCCTGTTACGGTGTATGACCCATTTGTCGCCGTTACCAGATACTGAACAACGGCGATAATGTAGTCGCCAGATTCCGTAACAAGGTAATCGCCGCCTTCCGTTAAAAGTAAGCGATTGTCTGACATTATGTCGCCTGGAAGACGCCATTCGTTGGATCTAGCGTTACCGTAACTGTTTCTCCCGCAGCGACTGCCTGACTTGACCCATAATCCCAATACGCCACGTTCGTGCTTGTCGTTGTGTCAACAAGAACAGCGTATTGAAACGTAAATCCAGCGCCCGTGGCTGTCCATGTCGCAGGACTTGCCAAGACGAGCTTAAATGTGCCGCCCGTTTGGGTGGCTGATGACACAGTAGCGGCGTTGCCGCCTGTCGTGTAGCCGTTGCCGTTGGCGACTTCTGTTATCGTGCCAGCCGCAGCATTTACGCCCGTGGCGAGCTTAATAGCCCATGAATCAGACCCTGCATTGATGTTCTCAAACAGGTTTTCAATGGCGGGCTGGAACTTGTTATAGCTGACTGTCGGCATAATTTACGCCAAAAATTTGAGTTTATAGAGCGTTTTTAGGTATAAATTGACGATTTCATCAATTATGTTTTGAATCGCCGTATCGTCCTTTTCACAGACTTTATACCGCAAATCTTCAACATCTTTTAGCGAATCTTCAAGAAATTCGACAACATTGCCCGTTTTCTTGGCCGAATGGAGCGTAATAGGCCCAATTAGGCCGTGTCTGCCTTGATAGGCTTCGGCCAAATCGTCCGCTAACTCGATCACATTCTCATAAAAACCGCCCAGAGCCTTATGTTTTGCATAAGAACGGGTGTTTAGATGCACGCTGTGAGTCACATCGCGGGCTAAGAAGAGGTGTCCTATCAGATCCCCGCAGCTCATTATTCTAATCCTGGCAGTTGTGGTTGCATGGGCGTGTTACGCGGGACAATATCGCCCGTATCCATAGCCGCTGCGACCGTTCCCATTACGATGTCTTGAATTTGTTCAGGCGACAGCCCGCTTTGCATGGCCTGAAGACGTTTTGTCTCTGCGTCATACGCCTTAATCTGCGTATTTTGCTCGTCAATCGCCAATTTCTGCATATCATAAGACTGTTGCAGTTGCTGGACGAGCGCCGCAGTCTGTTCCATCTGGTTCGCCATGTCGTTCATCTGAGCGCGCATTATCTGCGCTTCTGGCGACTCATCTGTATTATCCAGAACCTTTGGATCGAGCGTCTTGGCAAAGCGCGCCGCCATTTCCTGTGCTCCAGGCCAATCCATGTTTTTAATGAACAGGTCGCCTGCCACACCCCAGAGCTGCGGGTTGGTCTGCAAGATCATCTGCATCGCTTCCATCGCCTCTTGGCGCTTGGTTGCGTAGCTTGGGCCTGTCGTCACCACCACGTCGTATGTGCCGACGGATGGGTTGTAGATCTTTTCGATGTCCAGACCTGTGATCGGATCCTTGATAACGCGCACTGGCTCCGGCTGGTTCGGGTTGATCTTCACCATACCCACTTCGCCGTCTAACCCGACGATGCGGGCCACGCGTTCTGTGTCATAGATCTTAGGGATCAGATCGACGAGTTGTCTTGTCGTATATCTGACCGCACGGGCGAGATTGTCCACATAGTGGTATGTGGATGTATCGCCTTGGTTTTGCCGAGCCAGAATCGCACGACCCGTCCTCTCGTTACTGGTCGCACCAATGGAGCTGTCGTATTGACCCGTGGTGGATTTAATATCTTCCCCAGCGCCCATTTTGGCCTGGATAAGGCCGGTTTGCGCCATAGGTGGCTGCGCGCGTTCAGGTAGTGGAAGAGGATTTCCAGCGCCATCGGTGACGTCTGGGTTGACTTCGAGGTAGGGCCAGTTGTTCGTATTGGCCGTTTTCCAGTTTGTTTCGTATCCTTCAAACTGTCCCCCATATCCGATAAACGGAGCTTTCGGAGCCAGCGCCAGCATTTCTGCTTCCTGGCTGACCCAGTAGTTATACATCCGCTGCGCGTCTTTGGCGTTTCTCACCAAACCGCTGATGTATAACTGCCCGTCTACCTCAAACTCATTGCCAACCACGCGGATTACAGGAATCCATTTACCCGCCCAGTCGCGTTCTTCGAGCACCTCGAAGCCGTTGGTCTTTAGCCACTTCACCTGCCGATGCTCGCTTGTGCGAGACTTCAGCGGTTTGCCAAACATCGCCTTGAGCTGTTTATCCAGCGGCGTGCCATCGAACGCCGTCATATTGTCTGGATACAGGTTCAGCTTGCGTTTCTGATGCTCGATATAAAAATACTCAGCAATACGGACGGTTTCCTGGCTCATCCACATGCTAAGTGACTGATCGCCAACGCCTTGTGACATCATCACAGAGATTGGCAGCGCGTCTGGATAGAGGCGCTCGTATTCTTCTTTTGGAATGTCTTCGGTGATGAAGCACCATTCCGCGTCTGATCCACATGGATCGTGGATCATTGGATCCATATAGACGCTGAAGCTGTTACGGACGCGACCGATCTTTAGATCTTGGTCAAACGAGTCTTCGCGGCAATATTCCGTAAGGATTCGGATATAACCTTCGCCG